CGGTTCAAGCCCGGTTAGCAGCTCCAGCAAAACAGCTATTAAATTGCGTAAATGCGTGGTTTGATAGCTGTTTTTGTTTTGTGTGATGTTTTGTGATATGCTGTGAATTTTTGCGATAGGGTTGTGTTTAGGGTTGTGTTGAAACTTGCGGTCGCTTGGATTTCAGCAAGCAAAAAAAACAGCCGCCTCAGACCCATAAAAAGTCCGAGACGGCTGAAATTCTACCTACTTAATCTTCTTTGTAATCTCGTCGCTGAGCTTCTTGATGAAGTTCACACCTGCAATGCCATTCTCGCTGTACCCCCACTTTTTCAGCAGGGTATTAACTGCCTTTGCAGTACCTTTTCCGTATGTACCGTTCTTATCCATACCTACGCTGTGAAGCTTGACCGCCTTTGCAAGAAGCAGCAGCTCCTTGAGCGCAAGCACACCGTTTGTTTTGTTGCCCTGCTTGTAGCCTGTCTTGTCAAGCACTTTCGCACTTATCTTGTTCTGGTTCTTTGGTCTCAGGAAGCCTGCAATGTGGTCATAAGTATGCTTGACCTTAGTGCAGGCTTTTCCGCTCCAGTTTTGGTCATACGAATAAAAATAACTCGTGTTGCCCTCACCTGTGCAGATTGCTATGTGACCCCAGCCGCCATTCAACGTGCCTGACCATATCGCTACATCACCCTTTTTCGGCACGAAACTTGGCGTGTTCTTTACCTTTGTGAAATTCGCTTTCAGCCAAGTATTCTTATCGAATAAATCCCAAAAGTGATGTGCGTCATACCAGAAATTCTTGATACCTGAGCCGAAGACCTCGTTGAAATATGCCGTTGCAAGGTCTACACATTGTTTGCCTGCTGCGCCGTCATAGTTAACAGCTACACCATTGTGCTTCTTGATAAACTCATCATATGTCATTTTCTATTCCTCACTTTCGTTTGTATCCACTTTGCTTTCAACTGTGATTTTAAGCTTGTGTACTATCTTCACCAAGAATGACGGCAGTGGTATACCTATCACCGCAAGATTTTCCAAAATAGAAATACATTCATTGATGATAAACCATATCGTCACGATAAGACCGAAGTAAAAGCTGACGTTTACCTCAATGCCTATCTGTGAAAGTCCTGAGATAAAGAGCCAATCAAGCACGCCCGACACCGCCACCACAAATATGTAGCCGACCTTTTTGAAAAGCCCTTTAAGACCGACACGGCTTGACAACTCGCCCCTATTCCATGCTTTCCACATTCCTGTAATGTAGTCAATGATCATCACAAGCACCAGAATGACTATAGGTATCGCCATAACACGGAAATACGCTGACAGCCCTGCGGCTATTGCTGATATGATGATTTTTGTTGTGTTTTCTTTCATTACTGTTCCTCGCTTTCGTATGTTTGTCCCGTGATTGTTGTATACTCCTCAACCGTGATCCACTTGCCGACAGCAGCGTGTACCATAGCAGCCGACCACAAACGGTTGTCATAGTATCTCTTGACCTTGACGTAGTTCTTACTCATCATCAATCACCTCATTTAGCTCTACGCCACTGATCATAGCCAGAAAATCAACGTTTGCCTTTATCCTGTCTATCTCGGTGACTTTGGGCTTGCAAAAATTGTCTTCCGTCAGCCCTGCGGCTTTCAGCATTTCTTCTTGCAATTCTGTCATGTTGTACCTCCCACTTCACTCAGTTTCACAACATACTCTTCCTCACTCGGTACGGGTATCCTATAATCGTCACCATTGCTGTTTTTGAACGTGATTGAACCGCCTGCTTCGACTTCGACGTTTCGCAGAAAATCATCGGGTAGCATGGTTGAAATGTCTGTGATTATAGGGTTCGCTAGTTCGTAGTATAGCATTACACCTGACATAGCCTGTTTAAATGCGGTTGCATCGGTGTAGGCGGTGTCTTTGACCTGAATCTGTGAAACTGCGGTACTGTCTCCGTCTAGCACAATTGTTTTATCGACAAATGCATTTGGATTTCTAGCAACTGTTATATATTTACTGCACAGTATATTATGAACAGTTATTCCGAACGCACCTAATCTTTTAAACCCAATTGCGGAAACTGGCGCATAGAAATAATCTCCTACTGATTGACTAGATGTTTTCATCCACGTCAGCGTTCCCAAATCTACGCTGCCAACACATTGAACGTATCGTTTATTTTCATAATCAACATAATTTCGTGCCGTTCCTGCCGACCAGCCGTAGCCAGGCAGTGCCTTGATAGCTTCGGGTATTTGGTAAACGTTGCTGTGGTAGGGGGCGTAGGCGGTGGGGGTGTCGCCTAGTTCGACTTGGATATCATATCTTGATAGTAATTTGGCTAATGCTTCGTCTGTCTTAGGATATATAAATACATCTCTACATAATGTGATTTTGCCATGAACGCTGGAAAGGTTACTATTGTTACTATTCAAACCAGAACTACTTAATATCCAGTTAAATTCTGTAACACCGCCATCCAATTCACCGACATCATTAGCAAATCCAATAGATATTCCAGATACATCTACGCTTGTGTCTTTATCTATCAAACTCATAACTGCCTTTTTTCCGTCAGGGATGGCATCTGATATATACCGATAGGACATGCTAAATTTTGCAGAATTAAAATCCAGCAAATTCTTCCCCTGCTCCACAACGCTCTCCGTGCCTGTGCTGACTATTTCACCGTCAATGACCTCAGAATGACCACCTATTGACTTCACGCTCATCAACTTCGCCCCAGTCGGCACAGTCTTCTGATATGCCGTTTCGCTGTCAGTTTCAAACTGGTGCGTGATACCCTGACCGATGGAATACAGTGCATTTACACGTCTTGTCAATTCTTTATCCGTCAGCTTTATACGTCCTATTTCAGCCGTGTTTTCGGCTATCTTTCCGACTGCTGTTGTGTAGTCCTCAGGCAGACTGTCAGCCACCGCCTGTGCTGTCTGTGCAGCGGTTTCAGCGGCAGTTCTGTCCTCTGCGACCTTAGCGGCGTTTTCTGACACATTAGCCTTATCAGCTGTCACCTGTTCTGCCATATCCTGCACTGCCTGTCTGTCTGCCACAGTGCTGTCAGCGCAGTTCTTTGCGGTTTTAGCATAACCAGCCGTTATAGTCTTATCAGCCTCAGTCTGCTGTGCTGATGCAGATGCCTGGGCTGCGGATATCTTAGCGGCGTTCTGTGCTGTGACCGCCTCAGCACGGGCGTTTTCTGCACCCTGCATGGCAGTGTCTGCCTGTGTTGCGGACGTTTCAGCCGCTGTCTTTGCGGTTTCAGCACGGCTTGCCGCCTGCGTTGCCGTATCGGCTGATACTCCTGCGGTGGTAGCTGATTTCTCAGCGTTTTCAGCCGCTGTTGTCGCTGTTTCTGCAGCGGTGACGGCTGTCTGCATATCTGCGTGTGTCTGCCTGCCTATGGCGTCTATGCGGTCTAGTGCGTCAGCTGCCACACTTGGTGACGGGATAGCTGTATCACCGATAGCCGCCCCTATTCGCAGTCGAAAAATTCGTGATTTTTTAACTAAAATATACTCATCACCTGACAGCTTCTTCGCTGCTATCTGGCAGCTGACTGTCTGCGCTGACCGCAGCATATCTGTCGTTGGTGTCCACTGTCCGCCTGTAATATCGACCTCATATGTCACGCCGTCGCCGTAGTCGATAGTCAACACATAGCGGTCTGCGCCGTCTACTGTCAGCCCTTCAACCGACACGGGTCTAGCATTTGTTTCACCGACATAGCCCAGTAGGGCTGTTGATGTCATTGCGTTATAGTTTTCGTCCAATCTGATTACCATTGTTTTGCACCCCCCTATACGATTGCTATGTAGTCAATGCTATACGTTCCTGCAGGCACGTTGACAGTGGTTGCACCATTACTAGGACCCATGCAGACCACTGCAAAATATGCACCTTTGTACACCTGCACATGGGTACAGTAGTTCTGAAATGGGCTAGGTGTGCCGATATCCCTCAGTGACACGCATATCTGCTTTGGTGTAAAATCCAAATTCAGCGGTATTTGCACGCTTGAAGCTGCTTTTTCCAGTGTGTATTCAATCGTACCGCTTTTGATTTTGTTTTGGTTTAGGTCATTTACTGCCTGCTCCGTTGCCGTCAGTGCATCCACCAACGCTTGACGGACATCACGGCCGTAAAATGCGTTTCGGACAGTTTCGATTGCCGTTGTCAAATCAACATTATTTGCCATTTTATCCCTCCTAGTCTAGTGTGTGGTTTTTTGTAGTGATACTGTTGCACATGATATCACCTGTTTTGCCGTAGCACTGTATTGCGGTTTTTTCATTTTCGTTATACAGGTACATCGCCCTGTTATTGGTATCAACTGTAAATACTTTTTTGCCGTTGTCTGTATATGTTGATATGTTACCGCTGTTTGTGTCTAACGAAAATTTCAATTCGTCATTCCAATAGCCTGACATAGCACCAGCCTGCAGGACGATATGACCGCCAATCGTGCTGTTATCAATGCGTATCTCCAGCGGACTGACTTTCAGCGTCCACTCGTTGTGGGATAGCTGAATTGCGCTGGTATTTTGGCTGGACGTTTGAATATTTATCGTTCCACCTGTGATAGTCGCTGATTTTGACGACAATTTGTTAGCGACCACATTTCCATTTTCGTCCACCTTGAACGTTCCGCTGCCGTTGTTGATTTTAAGCCCTGTCAGGGTCAGGGCGGTTATAAAACTAGCCACCAAATTTCCGTCGATGGTCCACGCATTTGTGTACGGTCCGTCTTTCGCAGAACCGCCGTCCGATGATTTCCAAAAACCTAAACCATTTTTGTTCAGCTGAATGCAGGATTTACAGGTAGTTATATCAGCCGTGTCCATAATCAGAATGCGCTCTGGTTTTTCGGACGGGTCAAGAATGACGTGTCCGCCCTCTGCACCTGTGATAAGTTTAGTCGCATTCTCTATCTTGCTGTCTATCACCTGACGATTTCTGAATTCAGAGTTGTCTATAGCCGATTGCAGGCTTTGTGTTTTCGCTGTCATAAAGCCCGAAAGCGTTTCAAATCGGTCACCGAAGGTCAACTGTGAAGCCTGCGGATTGTCAAGGTCTATGGATATGCCCACAATGCGCAAATCCTCGTCTATACCCATAAGGCTATTTTTTACCCCGTACCAACAACCGAGTTCAAACTGCTCAAATCGTTTGTCTATCCTCGAAAGGTCAAGTGCTGTTACTTGATACTGCACTTTCGCACGATTAACAGATTTAAGATACTCCTTACCCTTGCCGAGAAGATTGCTCGCAAGGGTAACGTCATCCCATATCTGCGTACCGCTTATAACGCCGTATTTTGCGATAAGTGAGCTGTCCTCTATGTAGTCCTTGCCACCATTCACGCTGCCGATAGTCAACCGCTTTTCGCTGTCTGTAAGCTTTGCACCGAGAGGATAAAGACGTGTTATGACCGCCGTTTCGTCCACTTCTCGTGATATGGTTTTAAGGTTGACCGCAAGCTCTATGGTGGTATCTGTGCCGTGTCCTATGTTCTCCAAATAGTCAAGATATACCTTGCCGTCTTTATCACGAAGCTGTATCTCACCACCGAATTTTCCTATAAGCTTGTCGGCAATGACGTTCATTGTCTTGTCCCAATTTGCAGTATATGTGTAGTTGTTGCTTGCCGTAACAGTGACCTGTCCCAGCTCTATACGCTTATCTGCACCCACCTGTGCATTGTGTTTGGAGAGGAACGAAGAAAGTACTGTTGATATACCTACCATTATGAATTCAACATACGGCTGAACACTGTCATATAGCCAACCTAAACGCCCCTCGCAGGTGACTTTACGGCATATCAGACCTCTCTCGTCCATGCTGTCAGGACACTTCAAGACCCTGCCTATAAAAATGTCCTTGCCAGTGTTTTCATCATAAACCTTGACAGCCGTTGTAAGCGGTTTCAAGAAATCATAGCCTGCATTGTTCGGATATATGGTAAAGCTGAAACTATCCACAGCGTTGATAGACTTTGCTATCTTGCCGCCTGATATGCGGTCTGTGCCGTCGCTGTGTATGATAGTGTTTTCAGCTCCGTTTGTTATCGTTACTATGAACATCAGAGTGCCTCCTCATAAAGTTTGAGCGTGAGTGTACCGAAGCCATAAGCCGCAAGAGTATTCACACCAGGCTGTAAAGTCAGCTCGTCAAGGTCAAATTCTTTCTCCGTGTTGCGGTATACGCTTGCACTTATCTCTTTGTCATTGAGCGCAAAATAGGTGAACCCCACACTCTTTGCATCGTCCTTTGAGCGCTTGTAAGAAAGGCGTGGGCGTATGGGTCTATCAGCATATGAGTAGATTTTCAAGGTCGCAGGAGGTGCGTATCGTGTCTGTTTGACCGCTGTCAGTGATATATCCGTCAAATTCAGATAGTCACTTTCAAAACTGAAATCGTCAAATCCGATATCTGAGTAATCGTCAGAACGCAGGAAAGGATACGTTTTGAAGTTCACTGTCAGATTAGCGGTACGCCGTGAAGTGAACTCAAATGCGGAGGTATCAAACACAGCCGTTGCTCCAACAAAGTGATAGTCTGTCAGAAAGCTTATCCTCAACTCGTCCTTTGCACCGCTGAGCCAGCGGACAACATCACATTTTCTGCGATAAAGTTCGTTTTCATCTTTTGCAGAAAGGCTGAATTTTATCGTGATATCACGCTGTTTGTACGTCCTTTCGCCTGCCATTTTGGAAAAGTCATAAAAGCCGTTCATAAACGGTAAAGTGGCTTCTATCCTGTTTTCCTCTGGCTGAGATATCTGAACGCCGTCCTTTTGGATAACCAAATAGAAATCGGTGGACTTCTTGCCGCCAAACTCTATGTATTCATTAGACACTTGCAAGCCTCCTTTCACTGCTTGTGACCCTCTCACCTAGTTTTCCGTCCACCTTTGACGTGAGCTTGTCGCCGTCAAGATAAATGTTTCCTTGCTGCGCAAGCTGTGGAAAGTAGGTTTCTAGGAGGGCGATGATCTTGTTCATTGTATCATTACCGCCGTTATTCACGCTCTTTTCAGGAAGTGCCGAAAAGCTTGGCGGTATGACATCCGTATCCATAAGCGGCTGCAGTGACCTGTTGAACTGCATGGTGATAGTGTCCTCGTTGTCTGCTATACCCTTTGCAAAAAGGTCCATCATATCAGGTGCAAAAGTGTGGAAGTTTGAAAGAGGGCCCTTGTCAGGTTCGGAAAAGCCGAGAAAGTCCTTAACGCTTGAGGCTACGTCACATACAGTATCTTTAAGGCTCTGCCACTTCTCTTTTATGCCGTCTATAAACGCCTGTATCATATCTGAACCCCATTCTTTGAAGTCGTTCCACTTGCGTGAAAACCAGTCTGTAAGGTCGATAAGCATATCAGACAAAGCGTCTGAAACAGGTGCGAAGTAGTCCACCATACCTTGTGCAATGCCCTTGATGAGCTCGACCGCTATAAGTATGCCGTCGGCAAGGATGTCAGGGAGATTTTTCAGGAGTTCCATTGTAAGCGTGCCGATGATTTCAAGTGCCGATTGAGCAAGCTTTGCCGCCGTATCACTGTCGGAAAGCGACATTGCAAGTGCATCTATTATCTGCACTGCGCCGTCTATAATAAGGTCTATGTTATCCACAAGTGCTTCTGCAATAGCAGTCACTATCTGAATCGTTCCGTCAATTATTGCAGGCATACAATCTATAACAGCCTGTATAACCGTGGGTATCTGTTCAACAATAGCATTGATAAGGTCTGGTAAAATCGTCGGCAAAGCCTGTGCTATAGTGGTTATGATCGTTGCCAACGACTGTACAAGAGGACCTGTGTTCTGTATAAGAGCTGTTGCGATAGTTGTAATGGCTGTTATGGCCGCCTGCGTTATCGTACCGATATTATCGGAAATACCTTTTACAAGTGCCTGAAATATCTGTGTGCCTGCTTCTATGATCTGTGGGAGCAGGTCGCTCACAAGCTGTGGAAGCTCGGCTGCTATGTCAGGTGCAAGCTCACTTATGAGCGTTGTGACCCCTGAAAGAGCCTGCTTTATGACAGGCATAATGTTCTTTGCAAAGGTCTTTACTGTACTTACCATTTCTTTGATAAGATTTTTCAGGTCAGCGTTTTTGTCGCCCATTCCTGCCATAAGGTTTGCCCATGCTGCTTTCACAGAACCAAGAGAACCGGAAACTGTTGTTGCCGCTTCTTTGGAAGTTGTACCGGTGATGTCAAGGTCGGTCTGTACCTTGTGGATAGCCTCTATCATTTTGTCAAATGACACGCTGTTGACGGTTTTTTCATCGACCTTTATCGAATCCCCAAGCACGCCTGAATCGTTGATGAGCCTTGCCATTTCCGCCTGTGTACCGCCATAGCCCAGCTTTAAGTTATCGAGCATGGTATAGTTCTGCTTTGCAAAGCCCTGATAAGCGTTCTGGATAGAAGATATGTCAGTACCCATTTTATTGGCATTGTCCGACATATCCACCATTGCTTCATTGGCTATCTCAGCCGCCTGCGCTGTATCACCGCCCAAGCCTTGCAGAAGTGACGCAGAAAAGCTTGTAACGTTCTGCATATAGTCATTAGCCGATATTCCTGCGGTCTTGTATGCCTCACTGGCGTACTTTACGATAGTATCAGCGTTGTCCTTGAAAAGTGTTTCAACGCCGCCTATGTTCTGCTCATAGTCCGCATATGCGCTCGCAGAGCTTTTGACTATAGCGCCTATGCCTGCACTTGCCGCCGATATAGTTGCTATACCAGCTTTTGCGGCAAGTGCAAAGCCCTTTTTGATAGTGCTTCCAAAACCTGAAACGACCTTGCTGCCAAGAGAGCTTCCAAACCTGTGACCATCGGGCATACTATCCCCGAACGCTCTTCTCAGCTCTGATGCAAGCCCTTGCATAGACGGAACTATCTGCACATATGCTTTGCCCAGCTGTGTGCCGTTTTCTTCTGCCATGTTAGCCCTCCTTTCCTAAGATTTTTCTTCTTGCCTTCTCATAATCCTCGCCGCTTTGGAACGCTGTTATCTCGCTGTCGCTGTCATTCTTGCCTATAAGCTTTTCAGCTATGGACTGCGGTCTGTTCACACCTCTTTGTCCGTCCTTCGTCTGCGACCAACAAAGCCATTGCAGGCGGTCAAATATCAGTGCAAGCAGTATTTCAGGGAACGAACCGCCAACGCCGTTGAGCTTGCGCTTGACCCGTGAACTGCTGTCAAGGCCACAAAGAAAAGTCGCCACCTTTCGTGCAGGCAGCGACTTATAGTCGTATATGTGATAATACTGCGCCATATCGCAATCAAGCTCATCAGGATAGCGCTCCATGACAGCGGCAAGGACTAGGAGTTTTTTGTCTTAGGTGTCTGGAAGATCTCCACGATAAGCTTTGTTATCTCTTTAGCCGATACATAGCCGCACTTTTCTCTTATCTTCTCAAAAGCTTTTTCTTTCTTGCTTCCAAGAGCGGCGTCAACTACCTTGACATATGCAAGGGGGTCACCCTGCTCGCACTTGCCGACAGCTTCGATAAACTCATAGTCGTCAAGGGTCTTCTCCTCTATTTCAAACTCAAAACCGCTTTCTGTCTTACCTGTCAGCATAGGCTATTCCCCCTTTTTCATGTACTCATAGTGCGTGTTGCCGTTTTCATCAGGTGTGGCTGTGATAGTCAGCTCATAGCCGATAGCCTCGTTGTCCTTGTAGGTGATGTCAGATATCTCCGTCACCTTGCCGAACGGAACGACCACTCTTTTCAGTATGTTGTTTTTCAGTATCATATCGAATACAAACGCCTGATTTTCATGCTCTGCGCTGTTGACTTTGATCGTCAGACCCGTGTCAAGGTCGCCTGAAACATTGCTGTCATTGTAGACAGTTTTCAGCACATCTACATTGGTACATTCTATCAGCTTTACCTTGAAAGTGTCCGTTTTTTCTGTCTGTGGTGTGTCAACGATATCTCCGCCCCAGGCTTTGATGTTTTCAGTAGAAATGCCCGAACTGTTTGTAACGCCGTCCTCTGAACAGTAGCCCAAGCTCTTGAACGCTTCGTCAAGTGCTGTTGTTGCATCTGTCGGCAGGGTTGAGCCTGCGGCCGCTGTGAAAACCGCTCCGCCTACCTTTGGCTTGCCTGTTGATACGTTATCTTTGTTGTTTGCCATAGTATTATCACTCCTCGTAGTAGGTTATATCAAATACCGCCTGATAGCGGTATCGCTTTGTTTCTGTGTCTGTGTAGTTGTAGTCTGATGTGCATACACAGCGGCATATATCGCCCTGTGACACGCTTTCAGACATAGCCTTTTTAACTTTTGCGTTAAGTTCTGCCGCCCCGTATAGGCTCGCTGAGTAGCTCTGAACGGCTATGGTGGCAGATGTGATAAAATCATTCTCTGCCGAGCCTAGCTTGTCGATAAGCACATACTCTTTTGGTGGGTTTTTAGGTTCTTCAAGATAAGCCGAAACGTTAAGCTTTGCTCCCAGCCAGTCAAGAATTATCTTCTCTATCACTTGCCAAGCACCGCCTTTAAAAGTGTGTTATCTCTAAGATTAGCACGCTGAGCCTTCTTGGTTTTAGCCTTGACGATAGCGACCTTACGGCGCATTTTCGGGTACCTTGTCCATGTGATAGTATACGCTTTATGCCCCGTGCCGAGCCTCTGAACGGCTCTGTCGGCATAGCCTTTGACCATGCTTTCAACAGGCTCAGAGCAAAGAAAAGCCGCAATGCCGTTGTGGTCAAGCTCTATCTTAACTTTACTCATAGCGCTCCACCTTTACTTTCTTGTTCCACTTTAAGGGGATATTATCGTCAATGCCCTGCGTAGGGATACCCACAGTTTTGAACGTCATTCCCCAGAACTCGACTTCTGTATTCTCCCATATGTGCGTGTCGCCTTTCGGGATAGCAAGCACATAAGCTATGCGTTTGCCTGATAGGTTGATCTCGTTCACAACGTCCTCTGCGGACGGCTCGCCCACAAGCACGTTTTCGACAACTTCCTGCGAAGTTTCGTATATAGGTCTTTTGAAGCCGTCAATGCCTGTCTGCGTTTTTACAGACAGCTTGACAGGTATGCCTTTGATATTTAATCTCATACATCATATACCTCCATAGCTCCGTATCTCTGCCGCATAACGCCCAGTTCTTTCAGTTCATTTCTGAGAAAATACAGTTGCTGTCCTGCGTTGAGATAGGTCATTGATACTGAATAGCCCATAGCCGACTGTGAAGCCTGCGAAGTCGCAGGAGAGCTGTCCGCAATAGAGTCAACAGCTCTCAGTGTGGCACGAACTATGATATCTTTTGCCACAAGTTCAACGTCAGGTTCATCAGCTATCATAATGTCAAGATCTTTGCCATACTTCTTGCAGGCAGTTGAAAGCTTTGCGCAGGCGACAGGCAGCAGAGCCGCCGCCTTTTCCTGCTCCTCAGTCGTGAGCTTTCGACCGAGCCTTATAACGTCCTCGATAGTTGCGTACTCTGCCGCCATTTATGCCGCCCCCTTATTCAGCAGCTGACTGAATGACAGCAAATGCGGACTTGTCCATGATACCCCAGCCAATATATGCTTTGGCTCTGATGTATACCTGACCGCAGCCCTTGAGATCCTGTCCACTATTGTCAGGGTCGCCGTATTCAATGATCTCAAGCGGAATTTCCTTTGAGTAGCCCCACTTGAACGTTGAAAAGTCGCCCACGATAGCAAGGTCTTTGCTGGAATTGAATGAAACTGTATTGTTTGTTACAGTCTGAATGCCGTTCATCTGTGACGGCGCATTGCCCCACGCAAGTTCAGGATATATCTTTCTGCCGCTTGTGTCCACCATTTTTGCAAGGTCAGCTCTGAATGACGGTGCCATTGTAAGACCTGAGATGTCATACTCATTGTCCTGCACTGCGGCGATAGCCTCCTCAATAAGAGCGTCGGGTGTCTTTGGTGTCTTGCTGTCCTGTTTTATCACAGTTACGCCGTTGTCAAAGTGATTTGTACCGATAAGTGCAGAAGCTGTCTTGGCTCTCGGATTAACTCCGTGAAAAGCCATAATGTCAAGACCTCTTGCAGTCTTTTTCGCAAAGCCGTCGGAGAAATTTCTCAGAGTTTCTATCTGCTCTTCCTCAGCTGCATAGAGAAATTCGTCTGAAATTCGTGCGCCGTATTCGATCTTTACAGGTACGATTATAACAGGGTCAAGCGAAACACTACCCCTTGTCATTTTGCCGTTTTCAGCAACAAGATCAACTTCATCATCCATTGTGAAGATGAACTCTTTCTGCCCATTGAACGGGATAGGTGTCTGACCACAAAGAGCTGCCAATGAGGACTTGCCCCTTACCTTGTTGAAAAGTTCTTTAACGAGTACAGGGTCGAACTTTGAGCCCTTTGAGAGAATGTCTGGCATAAATATTACTTCCTTTCTTTACTTTGTAAGACTTGCAAGCAGCGACTTATATGCCGCATTCTTGCCGTCTGCGTGATCATGTTCTGTGCTGCCAAGAGGTGCTGTTTGCTTCTTGCCGATAAACTTTGCAAATGTTTCAGCGTCCTTCTTGATAGCTTCTTCTGTGTCTCCTGAAAGCTTGCTTGCAAGCTCATAAGGGATACCTTTTTCGTGGGCGATTCTCATTTTTACCGAGCTGGTCTCGTATGCCTTGTTCTTAGCCGTAAGGTCTGCAATAGCGGTGTCCTTTTCGGCAAGCTTGCCTGTAAGGTCGGTGATCTTGCGGTTAAGGTCGGCTGTCTTTGTCTTGAAGTCATCAGGGGAAATATATCCCTCAAACTGCTTCTTGACTGTATCTGTGTTGCGGTCAAGCCTTGCCTTTATCGCATTGTCAAAGGCTTCCTGTGTTGTGATAGCTTCAAATTCTGCCATAGTGTTTCCTTTCCCCGCTTTACCCTGCGGTGTAGGTGATATATAATAAACTGTTACCAGCTTATTTTCTGTACTTTCTTCTTATCTGATGAATTTGCACACGCCCAGTGAGCAAGTACCACCGCCTCAAGCAGTGATATGTCAGCACCTTCAAGAATGGAGGTATAGCCAAAACCTCCGCCTGAGCTTATCGCTCTGTGTTCACAGTTGGCAATGACCTGTTCAAGGGACGGCTGATCTGCGTGACAAATATTCTGTGCGAATACCCCTCGTTCAAAACCTGCTGACGAAGTGATCACATCAGCGACTTTCGGCAGGATAGGCTTGCGCTTGATACCTGCGTTTTTCATATCCGATGCAAGCAAAGACTGTCCGTTTGCTCCGTCAATGACGGTTTCACGCATATGTGGATTGCGCAGATATGCGATTATCCAGCCGTTTCCCTCTCTTACAGGGCGGCAGTCGATAGCCTCGACAAATATCTTGCCGTCTGCTGTCTTTGCGGCGACAGCCAAAGATACGTTATCCGTGACCTTTGCGTACTTGATGCCGAAAAACAGTTCTCTGCTGATATCGGGTTTGCCTGCAATACAAAGTGCCTGCCACTCGCCCTTGCTTATAGCCGACTTCTGATTATAGGTCAGCCACAATCCTAAACGCTGAATGTTATCGTCCACTTGGTCGTCTTTCGGGTCGCCAAGCTCAGAGCGTATCTTACGTTCCGTGAGGATAGTACCTAAAGACGGGTTAGTGGCATACCACAGCTCAGGGTCATGTGCGTTTGTAAGCTTTGGCACGGACCATTCAGCCCAGCCGTCGTCACCGCCTTTGCCTGATATCGTCTTCTGTCGGTATTTTGTGAAAACTGTGCCGGCAGACACCATCGTTGGAGGTGTTCCACACATCAACGTCTGAGGGTTGCGACTGTCTGTGACGGTATATTTTAGGGCTGTTTCTTGGTCTGTGGTGTATTCCTGTGCTTCATCTATGATAAGCAGGTCATAGCCCTCGCCAAGTCCGCCTTTGCTGGAACGTGTACGGAAGTTGATAATTCCGTCGCCTTTGAGCCATTGTATACGCTCCAAGCCCATCTGTTTTGTAGTCTTGAAGTCCTCTTTTTCAAGAAAGCCCATTTTTGTAATAAGGTCGATTATCTTCTCCCATGCCGAATGTGATGTTGTAGTTCGGTGGGCGGTGTAAAGAACACGCTCGCCGTTTTGCAGACCATAGATCGCACGCATGATAAGCAGCTCTGACTTGCCGTTACGTCTTGGTATCGACCAGCCGAACTTCATGTGCTTCCACAATCCCTCATCGTCCACCGCCATGATGTCATAAAGCATTAACTCCTGCCATTCCTGTGCAGTGCGCCCCGATTTGTTGTACATTGCGATAGCCTCATTGCCTTTGGTCTGCTCATATGGCAACACTACCGATATGGTGGGGGTCTGCCTGCCGACTCTCTTATCCTCAATAGTGGATTACCTCCTTTTAGGTACTAAAAAAAGCACCCGTTAAGGTGCTTGGTTTGATATTTACTTTGTCGATTTGACCTTTTCAGCATTGGATAAAACTATACTCAATGACCTTTCACAGCGTATCAGTGCCGCAACATAATCAGCATTATCCTTTATCTTCTGAATTTCCATTCTGATGTTCTTAATATCATTCTTGGCTCTACACAGCTGCCATATTGTACCTAGGTCAAGTGCCATAATATCCGTCCTTTCTGATTTTGGGTATAAAAATACCGCCTCGCCGTAGCGGAGCGGTAAAAATTATTAAATTTTTATGCCTTCTGATTTAGCCTCTTCTTCTTCAGCTAAATAATCTTCGTAAGCTTTCTTTACTTCGTCCGGTGCATTTGGGGATATGCCGCATAATCCGTCATCATCAAATTCCGCATAGTCCAACCATATTGGCATCTCTCTCATATTATCACGTTCCTTTTAAACTAATATATTTTTCTTTAGCTAGCTTGACTATTTCTTGTGAAAGCGGATTTGCCGATTCACCATTAGAAAAACAGTCAGCAAATGCCTCCGCAAAGCATTCTTGCTTTTTAGTTGCTCCATATCTCGAAACTGCGCTCATCAATTCGGACTGCTTTTTGCCTTTTCCGTACGATATCTTTTTGATGTTCTTAACGGCTTTAGATACTATACCGCCTGACATATCTCCACGATTCCAAGCATATAACTTTTGCCACGGATAATCAAAATTACTTTTTGAAAGCAATAGCCATTCAACTGCATGACCTGTTTCATGAACGCCGATCGACGCAGGTGAACTGTTTGGCGGCCACCAACCTTTTGCAGAAGAATTTTCACACATCTTTTTAAATTCGGATACGTCTTTATAGTATTTCGGATTAAATTTGATTTCTTCACCTGAGCAGCACATAACTCCATGTTTATCAGTACCTATTTTCTTTATATTATCACTAAGTTCTGGAAAATCGTCAAATACACTTTCGATACCTTTTAAAGTTTCACGAACAGTTTTAAAGTCAAGCTGCTTTACGCTGTCGTCGGTTGTAATGTTGTATTTGCTGCTCAAATATTTTTCAAGTTCATCATAATTATTTGTTTCTTCTACTCTCTTCATTATACCACTTTTGCCCGACTTGTCAACAAGTCTGACAGGCTCTCTGGCCCCAGCCTTTTTCATACGTTCAAGTTCATCGTCAGAAACGTTCCACTTGGTCTTGCTCCACACGTTTTGTGCCTTTCTGCCGTTGAGGTATGTAACAGTACAGCCGCAGTTATCATGCCTGCGGTAAACATCTTTTGGAACATCTTCGGGATAGTGATATTTACCTGCCAGTTTTGAGCACCACTCACAACAACCGCCATGATCGTTGCGAATGATGTAGCAGTCCAGTCCTGCATCAGAACGAAGCTTCACGTTTTTTTGAACATAATCGTTGTAAAAACTCTCAGTGATGTTCTGCGCCGGAGCTGTCATTCGCCGTATCATCACTTCTTCTGCAATATCTGGCACAGAAGCCGCATTGACTACCGCCTGCACACGCTCGGTAGGGAAAGCAGCCTGCTGAGGTGTGATGTTTATGCCTGTTTGGCTGTCAAGTGCCTTTTGGCATTCTGCGGCAGCGGAGTTTATAACATCGTAGTTGTCCTTGAGCACGCCCGTGAGTATGGTATCGGCAATGTTGTAGTACATCTTGCCGTCAGGTAATGCCGCTACGTTGACGTGTGCACCGATAGCCTGAGAGGCTCTAAACCCGAGCTGTTTCGATAGCATGGCGACTTCTTCCATTTTTGCAGTGCCGCCATCTATTTTCTTCAAAACCGATTGAATGTACTTGTCGGCCTTGCACGACTTTTGAAACTCGGCACGGATTTTTTCAAGCAGTTCTGCACCGATATCAGCCATTGTTTTCGCCCTCTATGCCTGTGAGCTGACGGATACCCTTTGCACCGAGATAGTCAGGAACAGCCTGATTGATTTTTAGGATAGCGTCGCCCACGCCTGAGAGTGCAGCAGAATCAGGCTCGAAGATAGGAAGCCACTGCGGTTTGATATCGCTGAAAGCATAGCGCATATAGGCCGTGTTATCACGAACGCAGGCGGCAAGATACGCCACGTTTAGAAAACCACTACCGAACGTCCTCTGCGCCTTGCGTGCGGTAAGTCTGAGGTTCTCATGAGCGGCTCTGATCGCTTCACAGCTGGCAGGGTTGGACGTTGCGAAGCCCAAGTCATCAAGGGTCAGCCCTGTTTCTCCGGCGAACAACGAAGCTATAGATTTAAGCTGCTCAGAGTATGGTGACATGGACTGCTGCTGAAACTGTCCGACAGTAGGATTGCCGCCGTCATCATCCTTGGTGATAGTCAGCAGTGAGGACATCGTTGCACCCCACTTGTCCATTTTCTCCATTTTCTCAGCGTCATCAGAAAGACCAAGTATGTATTTCTGTGGAAAACTGTAAAACTCGGCTGACACTTCCGACCGTCTGAGTGTTCTCAACGCTTCCTGTACAAGCTCCATACAAGCCCTTGATATCCTGCTGTGACCGAAAGGACGAACAGCGTCAGGGCGATATATGATAGGCACAAGCAGGGGGTAAGGCGCAGGGTTGTCATAGGTCTCAACGTCATAGCCTCTGCGGTATATCTCCGTTTGTTCAGCGGTGAAGTATGCCTCAATAGTAGGGTCGCCCTTATCGTCACGATCAAGCACCGCATAGCCCTCACGGAGCATATTTGTGATAGGGTCGATTATTCCCGTAGCGTTGCCACCGTCAATGACCTGCAAGCGAGGATAGCCCGTTTCATCTGCCGAGATGTACACAAAACAGCAGGAGGACACCAGCGCAGAGAGAATAGCAGAATCAAACAGCACGTCACGATTATTGTTGTCAAATATCGTGTCAACATAGAACTCGTCATCCTCGAAGCTGTCAAAAACTATCCTATCTGCAAGGGTATCAACAGCCTTTGCACACCAGCCAAGCACAGGGCGTATCCATTTATAGCTTGGCGGTATCATCCTGCCCATGTCAGCAAGGCCGTTCTTCATGTGATAGTAGTCATAGCGCACATTGACCCTTGAAGCCTTTAATGAAAGCTTCTTTTTCAAATATGCCATGCCTTTGTATTCGCTCATCTTGTATATCCTTTCCAGTTATTTCAATCCTGCGAGAAATATAAGCAGTGCGGCGGTGAAGGTCTTTTTTGACTTCAAAAGGGGGCATCCCCCCATATTGTCAATAATTTGTTAAAAATTCTTCCAATCGTAGCATTGTGGTAAAATCCGGTTGGAAATCAGGTCAAGAGACTGGTCAAACACCTGTTTTTCCACCAGTTTGTCAGATTTCTGGCGATTACAGCACCAATGTGCCAACTGCAAGTTTGAAATGTCCGACGGGTGACCGCCTTTTGCAATGGGTATGATGTGATCTATGCAAGCCGACAGTGGGTGCGGATATTTCAGTGAAAAATCAACAGGCTTCCCACAGATACCGCAAACTGTTTGGGTAGCGTAGATTTTCTTCTTGTTGATACGGAACTGCTGTTGGTGCGAACCGCTTCGGTCTGGTCTCGGTATTGGCATAAGGTCACCTTCTCAACGCAAAAGCGACCGCAAAATGCAGCCGCCTTCGTGAAAATAATTTAAGGAGTTAAGTAAATGTTGGAGCAGATGTTGAGCTGGCTCGCTCTCGACCTGCATACACCGCCCGAAGCCCGAAAGCTTGGCGGCGGTTCAAATATTATGTGCTGGCTTTTCCGGGCAACCAACTGACCGTATGGGCAAACCGCAAGCTCATGCACTCACGTTCTGCATAGCCCCTTACGGGGCTTAGAAAATTGGAGGTGACTTCATGAAAGTACAAGTCTGAGGTACATCTACACTTTCCTCAGTTTAAATTATAGCACACCTAAAACGAACAAAACGAACACACTTGATTATTTTTTCAAATATCTTTTGACTGCCATTCTACAGCCGTCCGCCGTGCCTCCGACCCTGTGTCCTATCTGTATCCAAGTCAATCCTTTTACAAACCTGAGTACAAATATCTTTCTCATCTGTCTATCTCCTATCCCCTTGATAAACTCCTCAACAGCCCTCTGCTCACGCTCCAGACGTGCCTGCTCGCATAGCAGTGAAAGTGTATCGCCACTTGGCAGAAAGCCGTCTATGCGTGTGCTGTGTGGCGTGTAGGACGGCGGTGTGCATACGCTGATACTGTCGGCAACGTACTTGCCTGAAAGCTCCGCCTTGATATCTTCAATGGCTGCGGCGTTCCTGCGGTAGGCTTTCAGGCGTGGCATGGTCATAGGGTCAGCCATTAGCAACACCTCTCATCAATTCCGGATTATCGTAAATGTTGCCGATGATCTCACACATATAAAAAACTTCCGGATATATTCTTAATGCACCGCCTTCACCCAAAAAGCCGCCATAGTCGGTGTCAAACTTTATCTCAAAAACTCGCTTGTCAATACGCTTTGAAATGTTTCTGTTACAAAGACAAAGATCCCCCTCAAAAATCTTGTTGCCGTTCATGTCCGTCAGACCTGTATATTGACCGATTGTCTCAGGGTCAACTTCGGCTGTATATAATGCACTTGCATAATCGGGAATGATATAGTCTTTCTCTTTTCCTATCCAACCATAGCGGCAGGGATAACCCTGAACCCATTCGCCATTATCTATACGCTTGCCACGAAATAATATTTCACGCATTGTCGTCTCTCCTTGTTACCAAACTTTTAGTGCCATTTTTTTACACCTGCGCAGGCACTGCCACAAACGACCACTCGTAAACTTCAAGCGGCTCGTCAAGAATGTGATAACACAGCCTACCGCCGTATTCACACCCCTTTTCATGGTCACAGCCGCCCTTGTGCATATCCTCTCCGCATACAGAGCAAAGCTTCTCTCCTATGGTGCAGGTAATGGATACTTCTTTCTTTATTCCACTCTGAATCTCGCTTATAAGATCGCTGTTAGAAGCAGTTCGCACCATGTAAGCCTTTGCCATAAGTCTGCGGTAGACCTCGCCGTCTGTCGTAGTTTTCTCAGGCAGAGTTTCCACCCAAGTGTCAAATATTCTAGCAGTCTGCTTTGAGCTTTTAGGGTCATGGTCGAAAATACCCGTTCTGCCCTTAAAAAGCTTCGCAAGCTTCCTCAAAGCGCCTGATGAAAACTTTTTACCGTCTCTGTCAATGTTATTGTCACAAAGCGCCACCCTGAAAACAAATACCTTGTCCTCCGTGAGCGGCTTTCTTGCATAGTCGTTTATCTTTTCAAGCTCCTCGCCTGATACTGTTTCGCTCATTGCATTTCCTCCTTCATAGTTCTTTCTGTTCTTTTTCTTTCTCGTCAATATACTGCCCAATAACTTCTAATATTCGACTTTGTAACGCATAAGAAATTTCAATCTCGCAAACGTCTGGAACGCAAGTCTGCCTTCTTTTAAATTTTAATTTTGGCTTTGTAAAAATCAAAGTCGGACAGGAACCGAAACGAGTGCAAAACCCTTTTAAAAATGTCTTTAGAGGTCTTATTTCCTCTTCAACCTCTTTATATTTTTTGTATTGCTTATCCGTCATTGTTATCACCGTCCATTCTAGCTCCGCAGTTAGGGCAGTATTTCGTTGCGACAAATGCCCCAATGTAATGGAAATCATCATCACACACAGAGCAGTGAAAGCATTGTATCCTATTATTTTCGTCCGGATCTCTTTCGGATATCCAATACCCACGCTTGACCTCCTGCACATCTGCGGTAGGCTGTTCGTTGATTATATCAGCGATACTGCTGTTATCACCCAGAATGCCTGTTATGCCCTTTTCGTATATCGGCATACACGCCGCCGATAGTTCGTCAATCAGATTGTCTGCGTCAATGTATCTTGCCATTGTTATACCTCCAAATCATCAAATGTTAGCTGGTTAAAATCTTCGCCCAGCCACCAGCGAAAAACGTCTTGACCCGTTTGCCATGACATTTTAGCAGTTCTTCCAAGTTGTTTTCTACGTTCTAGCATTCTATCAAATGCCGCTATATAGTTTTGTTTATATTTGGGATATCGTTCAAATTCGACATATCTATGTTTTCCAGCTATAGGACAGCCAATGCAACCTATACGATTAAAACCGCATTCATACAGCGGATTTGATTTGCAACCATAGTAGTGCAAAAAATCCCACACATCATCATCAGACCAATCAACTATAGGGTTTACCATAGTTTTCGTAGTGCGATAGCAGTGTTCAACCAACCTACGATTTTTGTCGTTATCATCGTTAAGAATTATCCCATCCTGATACGTTTGCTGATACTCTATGCCTATTTCATCAGCAGTTTTCATTGTAGTTTTCGGCTTGCCGATAATTTTTATAACATCAGCCGTTTCTTTACTGCGTTGACTTTCAGACCACCTAACACCCGTGACAACAACACGTCCTACGCCACCACGTTCTTTTAATTCGCTACAGCAGTAGCGAACAAGGCGTGTCGGAGGCATTAGTTTTTTAACAATCAAATTCCACATTGTAACATGATTGCCGTTCTTGTCATACGCTTTATCTATTTTTACATCTGGCTGAGATTGAACATATCTAACAGTTTCGGGTGCATCAACTGTTGTCAAATTATGTACAGCATCATATTTAACGCCTGCGAGTTGTGCCAAAATTTTGATACAGTCACTATCTTTTCCACCGCTATACGCTAAATAATATCCGTCCGCAGGTTCAAACGCTTTCAGACGTTCGATAGCTTTTTGTTCTTTTGCACTATCCATATAGCCCCCTAAAAAGTTACCGTCACATTCAGCACAGCCGCCGCTATCCAGTAGACAGCCTTTTTGTAGTCTTTCTGCACGGCGTATATACTCGCCGCTCCCACGTCCAGCAAAATCAGCAGAAGTGGGAAGATGTATTCGGGTTTGATTTTTGTCATGCCTTGCCACCTCCAAATGTAAACGGAGCATGTAGTCCGATTTTTGCTTCTTTCGCAACCGATCTTGCTTTTTCAAGTCCTTTGCATGATTCGTCATAATGTTTCTGGCATAGCTTATGTCCCTCGATTGCAGGCTCTCCGCAGAGATAGCAACGATGTTCTTCTACCCATAGCCATCGTGGGTCCGTTGCATTTTCCAACTTTTTCAGACGTTTTTTTCGATTCTTCTTGTTTGCACATTTCTGACAGAAAACTTTGCCCGGAACTGCGGGCTTGCCACAACTTACGCATAACCCCTGTTCTTTATAGTGATAATATCTCTCGCGATTTTTCTGATATATCTCATCTCTGTTCCTGCAAATGCGTTTTTCCTGGTATTCACGATACTTCGCACGGCATTCGTGACAGTACGCATGATTGCCGACAGGTTTATTTACCCTGCATAATGGGCATATATGATGTTCTTTGTACCAACTGTAATATTCATTTTTCATCTGGCAGCACCTCTTCCAATTTGTCAAGACCACCATAAATATACAACACAAGGGCGTCAATAACTACGAAATTAATGTATGTCCCCAATTCGTCGAAATCAATGCAATCTTTGGCACCATCTTTTCGCTGACCTGCATTTTTCTGCGTCAACGCTATGCGGATATTTTCGCAGTGTTCACGCAATAGCTGTACGTCCTGCTTGGTACATTCGCATTGCTTTCTCAATTTCAGAAAATTCCACATAGCGTCCAACTGACCGCCGTCAAGCTTTGCTAGCCTTTCTTTGTTTGTCACTTTTACCCCTCCTCAAATTGTAATATTTCATCTGGCAACACCGTCCATTTTAATACCGATACCATTCACGTCAACAGCCGTATCAGCAACACCGAATATAACCTTGCCTATGGCAGTAGACACGTCGCCTTTATGGTAGTTATCTACGGTCATCTTGAATCCCATTCCTGATATCGTTACCTTATCCTCCACCAGATTGACAGCCCTGAAAACCTTGCCGTGCATAGCATTTTCATACACACCATGCAGCTTTTCCAACTTATCCTGACTAACACCAGCCTCCCACAGAATTGACGAAAGCCTATGTTCGTCAATTGTCGGTATCTCAGTTGGGATTTCCAAATCGTTATCCGCACAGATATCTAGAATATATCGCTTATACGCTAGAACGTGGTTTCTGCACAAGTTGGCATTACAGCCGTCAGGCCATGTTGGGTCACTGCAGCCATGCTCGATAATGGACTTGTACCGCTCTATTGACCTTAAAATTTCTGCCGAATACTGCTTTAACAGTTCTTCGGGTGTTTTGCCCTTTGCCATTTTACCCCTCCTCAAATTCAGGACATTCCGTTACTGTATACGAGTGTATCATACCGCCCTTTTGCGCCTCATACATTCTGTGCTGACACGTCCTCCAACCCTCAACCGGACTGCGGTCTATGGACCATGCACATCCTGTGAGGTATTCTCCTGTTATCTTATCCTTTGTCGGTACTGCGTGGCGGCAGTGCCAACAGAGGGTGTGGTCAGTGTGTTTCATTCTCACACCTCAACTCTTCCAGCCTACAATACACCAACGTATTGCCACAAGTCTTGTCTGCAAGCTCCGCCTGATAGAAAAATTGCCCCGTCTTTGCGTCCCTGCGGATAATGCACCCTGTCAGCTCGTAGCAGTCAGAACCGTTGTAGCTTACCCTGCGTCCAAGACTTTTCTTTACTTCGTGTATCGTCATAGCTCCTCTATCCTCACATAAATGCCGGGTATGTCCGCCCAAAACTTCTCGCATATCTCACTCGCTACAAGCTGATCGTCTGTCCAGAAGTCAAGCTTTGTCATACAGTCCTTGAACATCTTCTGCAAGTTATCCGTGTCAGGCTTGCTGATCTTGTACTCTCCGTCCTTGTGCTTGCCGTCATTTGGAAATAACCACTTTGTTACCAGCCTTATCCCACAGATGTATTTTTCAGGCGGTCTGTGCCTTGCAAGGTTTGCCGTGAGCTTTTCTTTTGCCGCCTTGACATCGGGTGGGTCATAAAATATCGGCTTGCCGTTTTTCACTGCCACCTTGTGTTCCTGCGCCGTAGCTGTCGGCGGTATCATTGCCATAAAAAATTCAGTCATTGTTATCTGCTCCTCTCGTGCAGTCGGGTATTACTGCTAGTAATATTCTTGTCCGCTGTTTCTAGCGGACAAGATATATATTACGTAGTAATATATGTTTGTCTGTCCGTCTGACAAACTCGGTAATTTTCGATATTGTCCGACAAGAAAAAAGTTCGATTTTGTCCTGACACTTTTCGATTTTTTCTTGTCTGTCTAAAGTTCAAAAATTCGATTTTGTCTTGTCTGTCTGCTAAGCTTTTAAACCGCATTCTCCCTCTTCTATCCAAAAACCTCCGTGCTCTTTGAGGTATCTTCCAACGGTCTTTTCACTCTTTCCTATGTACTCCGCCAGCTCAGAAATGCGGCACTTGCCGTTCTCCTGCACACCGCTGAAAGCTGTTTCAATGCTCTCCTTGCGTTCCTTACTGCGGTCCTCATTGGTCTTTTTCTTGCTGAAATTTTTCTTCCAATTCGGTGCGCTGTCCTCTACCTCGCAGTCTTTGAGCACACCCACAGTATCCTCTCTGTGAACAGGATAATCAAACCACATATTGAGAGGAGCAAACTTCGGGAACTCTCTCAGTGTGCCCTCTATACGCCACGCTGTGCGGTTTCTTACCGCAAGCTTAGCCTTGTCTATGTCGGTCATCATAAGCTTGTATGAGTTCGGGTGCAGGTACTTGTGTGTTATCTCCAGCATTTTTGACGGCGTAACAAGATCGTCCTGCGAGCAAAGATCATCAGTGTTTCTGTAAAATCTCCTCATCCAGTTCTCACAGATACGACAAACAGTTTCGTCCTCCTGCTGCTTGTAAAGGCTGTCTGAGATGTCAAGCTCTGAAAGGTCAAGAAGTGCGTCAGGGTCACGGGCGAATACTCCTGAGCCGCTGGCTCTGTCCATTGAACGCTTGCCGCCCTGTGCGCCCTTTGAGTGGTGGTGGCAGTATATGACCGCACAGCCAAGCTCTGTGCATACCTTGTCAAACTGATTGCAAAAGTGAGCCATTTGGTCTGCTGAGTTCTCGTCACCTGTTATGACCTTGTAGATAGGGTCTATTATCACGGCAATGTAATTCTTCTTGCTTGCTCGGCGTATAAGCTTTGGCGCAAGCTTGTCCATTGGTACGCTGTGACCTCGCAAGTTCCATATGTCTATGCTACTGAGGTTATCAGGTTCTAGGTGCATTGCGGTGTACACGTCCTTGAAACGGTGCAGACAAGATGCTCTGTCAAGCTCTAGGTTGACGTATAGTATCTTGCCTTTGGTGCATTGCCAGCCAAACCACTTGACCCCCTCAGCTATCGCCACGCACATTTCGATAAGTGCATAAGACTTGCCTGCCTTTGACGGACCTGCAATGAGCATTTTGTGACCCTGTCTGAGAACACCGTCAATAAGTGGCGGTGCAAGCTCAGGCAGGTTGTCCCACTCAGCACTCAGGCTCTCAGGGTCGGGGAGATCATCATTGATACTCTCTATGTAATCTTTCCATTCTGAAAAGCTTTCTTTGCCTATGTTCTTGTCAATAATGAACTGCTTCTTGCCGTTTCTCATGACGCCTGGCATACGGCTAAGACGTGAGGGATTGCGGTTTTGTTTATCTATGTCAAGACCGCTTTCCTTGCAGACCTTGTAAAGAAAATCAACACGCCTGCGGTATTCATCATAGTTGGGGGCGTCTATCTTGACGATAGCGTGAACGCTCTTTCCACCGCTGTATACAAGCACAGCGATAGGAAGTTCAAGTTCTCTCATCACAGCATTCTGCTGTTCTATAGGCATACTGTCGCTTTCAACAAGAGCATAGCGGTAGTCTGTTACATTCTCGTTCTTTACGCCCTTGCCGTCAAGAGGATTGAAGCGGATCCACGCTCCGGCTTCTTCCTTGTAGTCGCCAAACACCGCACCAATGTCGCCGTTACATTCGCCAAGCCTCTTGATAAGCTCCCCTGCCGTCCTGTCACAGCAGCCCTTTGTGGGCAGATACCTGATCTTGCCGTCCTTTTCTGTTTCCCACGTTTGCGTAACATAGCCCACGTTCTCTCCTGCTTCAAAGAGTGTTTCAAGATATGTGACTATCTCCTTGACAGGATCCCATTGGGCAGGCTCGGTGATCGGTATGCCCTCACCGCCGTTTACAAGGGGACTGCTTTCTTCTGCAACTATCTCGCCGTCCCAATCGTATGCCTTAAACTCATGGGGGCTGTATCCTCTTTCCTTTGCCATTTGCACGATAGTTCCTGCGGTCACGGGCTGAGCATTGCCGTTAAAGCCTTGCCACTTGTGTTCACACTCACCGCTGTGATAACGGCTGTCTGACCTCGACCAACTGTCCCAATCGTTCACGGAATAGCCCTCGTGCTTGAGAGCCATTCCCACATTGACCCATTCTTGATAATCACAGCTTGCAGGGTCTATGTATTCAAGCATTTTAAGCAAATTTGTGTTATCCATTCACTTCTCCTTAGTTCTCAGGTGTGTATGTTTTCGGGTCGATATCTCTCGGCACTCTCCAACCATTGGCAGAGATACGAGCTATCATCCTGCTTGCACTGTCAAAGCTCCAAGAGCCAACGTGCTCAAAGCCCTTGCTTTCAAGCAGCCGTATCTGCTTTGGAGTGGTAAGTCCTGCATTGCGGCGCTTTTCAAGTCGGTCAAGGATAAGCTTTGCCTTGCCTGCGTTGTCTATATCGTCAGGGAAAATGCCCAGCTTTTCAAGCTTTGCTTTCTGCTTGTCGGTAGCAGGAGCACACTCCCAGCCAAAAGCAGGAACGTAAGAGGACAAGTCCTCAGCCTGTATTGACATTTCATACTGCAAAGGGTCAACGAGCTTTCGCTTGCGTGTTTTCATTTCTTTGAGCTGCTTTGCCAAAGACTCTTCACGCTGTGCCACAACGTCCTCGCTTGCCTGTTTTTCTGCCTCTTCGATGTCCACTGCACAGCCTGCCTCATTGGCAAGGTTTTCGGTCATTTTCTCAGCGACCTCTTCATTCTGACAGATAAGGTGTGCAGGCCTGCAAAGCTCGTGGCGTTCTGTGTGCCATAGGAAATCCAGCAGTAAAAGCTCTGTCTTTCCCTCGCAGAGCCTTGTGCCTCTGCCTACCATTTGGCAGTAAAGCCCACGCACTTTTGTTGGTCTTAGCACAATAACGCAGTCAACTGACGGACAGTCCCAGCCCTCTGTGAGGAGCATTGAGTTGCACAGCACGTTGTATTCGCCCTTGTCGAAAGCTTCAAGTATCTCCGCTCTGTCTGTGCTTTCTCCGTTGACCTCAGCGGCGTTGAACCCTTTGCTGATAAGGATATCACGGAACTTCTGAGAGGTCTTGACAAGCGGCAGGAACACAACTGTCTTGCGTTTCTTACAGTATTTAAGCATTTCATCAGCTATCTGATAAAGATATGGGTCAAGTGCCGTGTCGATATCACTTGCCTTGAAATCTCCTGCCTGAGTTGATACTCCTGAAAGGTCAAGTTTCAGCGGTATGGTGATAGCCTTGATAGGTGAAAGATAGCCCTCTTTGATAGCCTGCGGCAGGGTGTATTCATATGCAAGGCTGTCGAACACCGAGCCTAAGTTCTTCATATCGCCCCTGTCAGGTGTAGCCGTCACACCAAGTACCTGAGCTTCAGGAAAATGGTCAAGCACTCTCTGATAGCCGTCTGAGATAGCGTGATGAGCCTCGTCAATTATTATGGTATCGAAGTAATTTTCCGAAAAGCCTTTGAGCCTTTTCTCACGCATAAGGGTCTGAACTGAGCCTACTACCACACGATACCAAGAGCCTAAACAGCTTTGCTCTGCTTTCTCGGTGGCACAGCCAAGCCCTGTTGACTTCATAAGCTTGTCAGCCGCCTGGTCGAGCAGTTCGCCCCTATGGGCAAGGATAAGCACACGCTTACCCTGCCGCACACATTCTTCCGTAACAGCCGAGAAAAGTATTGTCTTTCCCGTTCCTGTGGGCAGAACTGCAAGGACTTTGTTTATTCCCTCAGACCATTGTTCGAGTATAGCAAGCTTAGCCTCGTTTTGATATGGTCTTAAATTCATCATCAGAACGCACCGGCTTTCCAGCCCCCTGTCTGAGCAGGCTGACTATACTGTGGTGTCTGCGTCTGAGCAGGCTGAACGGTAGTCACATTCTCGTCATAGGCATAAAGCTTCTTTATCTTGTTGGACTGCCTGTCCTCACCGTCCTTGTTCTTGTAGTTGTCAACGTAGACGTGACACTTGCCCTTTTTGCCTGTGATAGCGTTCCAGTTCATTTTCAGCGGCTCGCCGTGCTTTTTTAGTCCGAGAGCCAGGAAAAGTGCTGAGAGTTTCCACTCAAACTTGTTGCAGAGGAAGAAGTTCTCTGTTATCTCTACGCTGTCCTCAGCTCCCCATATGGTGAATGTGACCTTAGCCATATTGCAGGGCGGCACTTTTGCCGACCCCTCGTGTCTTACACGTTCATACTTTGCAACGGTGAAGTCATAGTCCCCCTCAGGGAGCAGGACAAAGTCCCCACCCTCGTTGACTATCTCATCTTCCCAGCCGTATTCCATAAAATTATCCATAGTGTTGTCCTCCTTTTAAAATGGTACTTTCTGATTTTCTCTGATAAGCGGCAGCATTTGCTCCCAAGCACCTATCAGACAGCCCTGTACAAAGTCGTCAGGATAATTTGTAATAGGGGTATCATAAGGGAAATAGTTTCTCTGAGATACCACAAGACGTATATCCGATTCGCTTACGTTGTTGGCTCTCATAAGGTCTGCAAGCGCTTTCGGTATGCCATCAGGGATAACGATAGGTGGTGCAACGTCCTCAAAGCCGCTGAGATCTGTAAGGGGTTCTTCTGCCTTTGGTGCAGCTGTCGGCTGAGCCTGCTGCAATGTCACTGCGTTTGATGTCTTATGAGGTGGCTGCGGTGCTGCTTTCGGCTGTGCAAGCTGCTCCTGCACACGTCTTGGCATCGGCACAGGCTTAGGCATTTCAGCAGGCTGTGTATACGCAAACAGGTGAGCTATACCACTATACTCAAAAGGCATTTCAGACGGAAGTCCGTCACGGTTCTTAGCGTCCCAGCAAGGGTGATGTGTGGTGTACATAACACGGTCACCGCCCTGAGCTTTGAACTTCTTGCCGTCCTTATCCACAGCTACTGCATATGTTTTGTAGTTTGCAAACAGCACCATATCTGCCCATTCTTTCACAAGAGGCGATATCTGAGAAGAAGTTTTCTTGCCGAGTTTCAGTTCCCAACGGTCATAAGCACCAAGCTCGTCAGGCTGTTCAAACTTTCTCATCTGAGCGTGAGCCGTAAGCACAACGTTGATACCGCTGTCAACTACCTCCTGCAAGAGATTAAGAAACTTGCCTATCTCCTCTTTCTCGTAGACGTAGCCGTTGCCGTAGCCGAAATCTTCAATGCCTTTCTTCTGATGTGCCGAGCAGATAGTTTCAATGCAAAGCTGTTCAGCCCAATCAAATGTATCAATGACCAGGGTCTTGCAGAGCCTGCCGTTCATAGCTTCCTTTACCTCGTTTTTGAGCATTTCCCAGCTTGTTGGCTTAGGGAAACGTCTGATGTTCAGCTTCTTTGTACTGCCCTCAGTATCAACAAATACAGGGTCGGGGAACTGAGCCGCAAAAGTGGATTTGCCTATGCCCTCAGGACCATATATCACGACTTTCTGTGCGGAGCTTACAACTCCTGATGTTATCTCATACATTAAAATGCACCTGCTTTCCAAGTTTTCGTTTCTGATTTTTCGTCCTTATCGTTGTCCATTGACCTGCCGTCCTCGATTATGATACTGCACTCGTCACCTGTAGAAACTCTTGTGGCTATCGCCTGCAAGCCCTGTGCTTCAAGCCACTTGCCGAAGTCATCAAGGGTGTCGGTATCCATTTGTTCAAGCTTGTCCAGCAGGACAAAACCGCAGTCAGGGTTGAGCTTTCTCACGATAGAGGTAGCGACGATAAGCTGTTCAGCACCGCTTATACTATCCCACTTATGCCCGTTATACAGCAGCTCTCCGTCCTCAACTGAAAGCCCCTCAAGAGGCAGGTCGGCACTGCCCAGCAGGTCAGTTTTAGCCTGCCTTACGTCCTCTATCTGCTCAGTGAGATATGTATACTGTGAACGGTAGTCCTCAGCGTCTATCTCAGCTTTTTCCCTGTCGAGGTTTGCTCTTATCTTCTTGTTCAGCTCCTCAATATCTGAGATGTTCTTTTCAAGCTCCGCTGTGCTTTCGTCCAAGAGGTTTTCTGCGTCAAGGCTTGCAAGCTTGAAGTTGTTCGCTGCCGCTTCATAGCTTGCTTTTGCACGCTCATAGGCGGACTTAGCAAGCTCCAACTGCTTTTCGTAGTATTCTTTCTGGTCACGCTTACGCTGATTTTCGCCGTTGCGAGCAAGTATATCCTGCTGCTGTCTGATAAGCTCCGAAGCCGAAACAGGCTCGGAAGGAACGTTTGCGTACACAGGCATTTCCTTTGCAAACTTAGACTTCTGGTCAGCTATCCTGCCGATAGCGGTACGCTGGTCATAGAGGGAATGTTCCTTATGTTCCAACTGATAGAGCGTATCGCCCACGCCGATTATTTTCAGCAGAGTTGAAGCTTTTTCCTTGCTTGACTGATTTATGAACTTAGGCAGGTCAAGTGCGAACTGTTCAACGAAGCTGTTCAAAAGCTGCTGACCGCCTTTCTTGCCTGTGCTGTCCGTGACTTTGAGAGAGCTGTTCTTGCCCGAACGCTCCACTACTATACCGTTGTCGAGGGTGATCTTCAAATGTGGTTCGACAACAGACCCCTCACGCTGAGGAGAGGACGGCTTATACTTATCTCCCCCAAGTGCCCAAGCGATAGCGTCAAGCACAGAGGTCTTGCCCTGCCTGTTCTTACCGCCGATAACAGTAAGTCCATTCTTTGCAGGCTCAAGCTGTACGGCTTTTATCTTCTTTACGTTCTCAAATTCAAGCGAGTTTATTTTTACTGACATTTTAGTTCGCTCCTCTCATATTTTCAAGCTTATCCCTTGTGCTGCATATTTTTCCGTACACTTCTCCGATATCAAAAGCTCTACGCTCACATGCCGGCATTCCTTCGTAGATATCGAGTATATCTGCACAGGCTTTGTCTGCGGTATCATATGCTTGACAAATCTGTTCTTTTGTGCTATCATCAATTTGTATGTTATCGGTATCTTTTGATACCACCTCCGAGCTTGTGCCTGTTGCCGCAGGTGCAGGCTCGTTTTCTTTTAGGTACTCTGCCAAATACACACCACACTTAAAATCTTTTTCGCTTAGCGGACAATTTTCGCAACTAACAGTAAATCCTGTACAGCACTCCACCGCCTTTTCAAACTCCTCTTTCGTTATCATCGGTATCATCTTTATCCTCCTTAATCTTTCCCCATTGTTCAGCCATTGCAAAAGCAATACCTTTAAACGTTTTGCTCCTTACCTTAGCACGATCTTTGCCAGAATGACGTGTTTCTTCCCATGTGCGTGATTTACCATTAGAATATCGTCCAAACAGCTTGCCATTATCAGGCCTGTCCCCTGTATATGTTGGTCGTAGGACAGGCAGCCCCTTTAGCCATAAACACGTCGCCTTTGTGACAAACTGTTCTGAGTCTTCCGGTCCGTTTGAAAACATATATGGGTGAATTATTTGATCTGCCTTTCTGAATACAGTATTCATACGCCCTATAGGGTTTTCCACTGCAATTTTCGGTGCGTTCGCCGACACAATCTGCATAAAAAATACTATTGATTCTTCACGGTGTTTCATACGCTCGACCACCTTTTCAGCAGGTGTGCATTTCAAACTATAGTGGCGTGTAGCCACGTTGGTCAGGTATGTACACGGTGGGTGCGATAATCATATCCCATGTTTCAACAGTATGCTGCTTGCCGTCACAGGTGAAGAAATCGGTATTGCCATTGATAATATCCAAAACATCATTGCATATATGCCATTCAGGGTGACCACCTGAACACATCTGAATGTCGCAGCTATATGCTTCGTGCCCTTTTGCACGAAATGCCTTGCAGACCTCTTGTGATTCTTCACAGGCTATCAGAACTTTCATTGTTCTTATCCTCCTCTTTCTCAAAGCGTTTCTCCCAGTGCCTATCCACCACGCTCAGCACAAGATACATCACTACATCTATCACTGCAAGCACAGCTATTGTTATCAGCAGTATCAACGCCATTTTACCACTTTCCTTTCATTTCAACTTCGACCTTGACCACGGGTCTGCCTGCTTCTCTCACCGCACGCTTTATGCTCTCCTCTGCTTCCTCATAGGCAGTTTCTTTTACGCTTACATACCACCTGTATGCTACATACATTGCAAGCACCACCAAGAGCGCTACCGCTGCGGCACATCTGATTATCTCTAACACGGCTATCATTTTCTCACGTCCTTTCTGATCTCTCTGCTATCCACTTGTCAAGCAGCGTTGAGTATATCTCATACACATACTCGTTAAGCTTAATGGCACACCCGAAAGGATACACGCCCTGTCTGAGCCCTGCGTTCAGCCTGTTCACATTTGTGTTGAAGCCTGCGGCTTTCAGCCGTTCCACCGCCTCTGCCGATGATATCACTTTGAACATTTAGCTCACCTCCTCGATAGTCAAAACATTCTCATGGGGACAAATAACACTTGCCTTTGTCAGAGCCTCGTACTGACTCTTTGCTGCTACTGTGAACACCCTTTTATAATGATACTGGTCTATCGTCGTTACCTTGTACAGTTTCATTGCTTTGTCACTCCTCATTGTGTTTTCTGTCATTTCTGCTTCCAGCGAACATATCCTGCAAACATTGCTAGTTATCATGAGAGACAACGGAATTGTGTTGTCAAGCCCTATTAGCATACATATACCGAATGCAAGCGGACTTGCTAGACACAACGCAATACCGAGATAGTACGCTATCTTTTTCAAATTCAACGTTTGCCCCCCTCATATTGTGACCTTGTTACAATCAGCTCTCCGTCAAGAGTCCAATACTGAATGACCTCTCTACAGGGGTCATCTTCTGTTCCTGCACCTTTCAAGGCTCTTGTTACGATCACCTGCTCAACCCTGGCACTGTCACACCCTCTTGGAATAGCAGTAATTTTCTGTTCCACTTTCTCACACCTCATTTTCTGTCCGTTCAATCGGACTGTTAGCTGTTGACATTTTCAGCGTTCTGAGTATAATTAATGTCAAGGACTTCATTGATAGCCGTTTCTATCTTGGTAGACTTTATCTCGCCTGTCATTATCTTATACAGATTAGATGTGTCGAGATAAGTTTCAGGAAGAAGCTTCTTGACTTCCTCAATGAGCCACTTCTGTGTCTTGTTGAGCTTAACAAGTCGCACCTTGACTTCCACGCCGTACTCAGTCAGCGGTCTTTTACGTTCACTAATAATTAACACCACCTTTGCATAATATTCACACTAATATGTGTTTTACATATTGACAGTTACGTTTAAATGTAATATAATATATTTACCAGATACAAATATTACGCTCTTGCGTATTGCCTTGACTGTATTATATTACACTTTTGCGTAATTGTCAAGTGAAAATTACTCTTTTGCGTAATTTTGTTATATTACACAAATTATGAGGTGTAACTATGTCAGAATTGTACAATAGAATTGAAAGCTTGTGCAAAAAGAGAAATATAAATGTAACAGTAATGTGCAAAGAAACAGGTGCAAGCAGAGGCTCTTTAACCGATTTAAAAGCAGGCAGAAAAAAGAAGTTATCTACAGATACACTATCAAAGATAGCTGAATATTTCGGAGTTTCTGTTGATTATTTGTTGAACGGTGAAGATAATATCAAAGTCGAAGCACACAACGAGCCTATATATCTTGATGACGAAACAAGAGATATAATAGATGAGCTGAGAACACGACCAGAAATGAAGATCCTCTTTAGTGTGTCAAAGAACGTCACCAAAGAGGATATAGAAGCTACAGTTGAGATTTTAAAGCGTATGCAAAAGGATAGTGAATAGATTGGATTATTGCATTAGATACGTTCCTTTGCCTATATCGGTAAAGGGAGTGACAGCAATGGATTCTGACGGATTTTATAATATATACATAAACTCTAGGCTATCCTATGAGGAACAAAAAAAGACTATAGCTCACGAAATGGAGCATATAGTCAGAGGTGACTTTTTCAGCTTTGATGCGCTTGAAGAAGTCGAGACAATGTAGATATAGGGGATGACAAAATGAAGAAAATAATTATATTGACTTTTATCACTATGATAGTTTGCAGTTCATGTGGCAAGTCTGAGCAGACGACAAACATAAAAGTTGAAAATGCTCAGAGCAAAACTACAACTTCTACATATGCAACGTGGAAGCCGTCTTTCAATCCTGCGACGACGTTTACAACAACCACAACTCCTACAACTACTGTCACAATGCCCAAAACATCAGAAACAACAACTTCTGATACAACTACCACAACGACTACTACTGAAACTACAACAACTACGACAACTACATCTGCATGGATTGAAACTCCAACAGTATTGGATAATGATGATTGCCCTGATGAGACACAGGAAACTGAGTATAGTGAGCCATTGAAAACCTACTATACATCTGAGCCTCAGTATGGCGAGCATACACTTGTTTTCCACGAGAATATAGATTGTCCTGACTTACACTGGAAAGAGTTTGACTTGGATTTACTGTTTACTATATGGCCTATGGAAACATATTCTCATATGACTTCTTTAGGATACGTTCCTTGCAGTTGTTGTGAGCAAAGTTAAAAAAAACAGGAGGGAAAACGTTTATGGGGTTAAGATTTCGCAAAAGCATAAAGCTTGGCAAACATACACGGCTCAATTTGAACAAGAAGTCTTTTGGTGTCAGCTTTGGCGGCAAAGGTGCAAGGTTTACACTGAACAGTAAAGGCCGGCGGACAAGCACTTTCGGTATACCTGGAACGGGGCTATCATATACCACTGCGTCAGGAGGCAAGAAGAAGTCACGTTCAAAGTCAAAAGCAAAAGGTAGAAAAGTTTGTGGTAGTTCCACAGGTGCAGCTAAGCCAAGTGGCTGCTTGATAGTTGCTGCTTGCATAGGTATAATTTTTATAATGATATGCCTTGTAATGGCTGTTGTTATAGGCAAAAACAAGAATGGCAATGGCAGTAGCATTACACTTGAATGGACACAGTCCGATATCTCGGTCAACTCAAAGGCTTATATACCTGATTTATATTTGAAAGTAGACGGAAAGAAAGCCAATGAGATATCGCCGCCTGAGATACAGATTTCAAACAGCAATATTTGCAAGATAGAGTATAAGGATTCAAACTATGCTCAGGTCATATATGAAATTATTCCTCTCAAAGACGGCTTTGCGGATATCACGGCTACATATGACGGCGTAACGTCAGAGCCTATAACGATTACGGTTGATATGGGTAAAAAAGCTGAAACAACAACCACAACAACTGTGACTACCACCGAAACTGAAACTGAGCCACCTAAGACCACAACTGAAACTACTACAACTGCTCAGCAGCAGGAGATTGTTTATATCACGCCTACAGGTGATAAATACCACACGAGGTCTTGCAGATACTACAGTGACAGCTGCACTGCAATGACTGAGGAGCAGGCAATACAAGCAGGATACACGGCTTGTGCTGCATGCCATTAAAACAAAAAAAGTCCTCCGAGCGTTGACAGCACTCAGAGGACAGGTGAACTGATATTGACAGTATCAGCTCGATTAAAATTCACACTAACCCATTAAGAAAGGGCGAATTTTGCCCTTTTATTGTAGCACACTTTCAAGGAAGTGTCAAGAATAGGAGGAAAATATGCTATGTAAAAAATGCCGTAAGGAAATTCCTGACGGCTCAATTTACTGCAACTACTGTGGCAAGAAGCAGGAAACCACCAAACGAAAAACACGTCGCAGAGCAAGAGGAACAGGCACGATAAGATTTGACCAAAGAAACGGACTGCGCCACTATCTTGCTTATGCCCCTAAAACCATATCGGGAGCAGGGGGAAGATATCTTGGCGCATACGAAACACGAACGCAGGCTCAGGGTGCTATCGACAAATATTTCAACAGCACACAAATTCCATATGGTACTCTGACAATTGCTCAGGTTTACCAAAAATGGAGTGAAAAGCACTTTGAAAACCTCACCAAAAGCGGCGAGCAGGGCTACAAGACGGCTTGGAGATATCTTGACAGTATCGCAGGCAGAAAGATAGCAGACCTTAAAACAGCAGATTACCAGCGCTGTATAGATGACTGTGCAAAAGCTTTCAGCCGCTCACAGTGTGCGAAAATCAAGCAGCTATGTTCTCAGCTCTGCAAGTACGCAGAACAAAATGATATTATCGACAAGAACTATGCAAGCTTTATCGTCCTGCCAAAAGAAGTCAAGAAAGAACGCCGTATCTTCACGAGTGAAGAACGTGATAAACTATGGGCGCATTCCTCTGACAGATCCGTTCAGGTCATACTGTTCATGATATATACAGGATTTCGCATTGGTGAGGTTTTCAGTATACAGAAAGAGAACGTACATCTTGACGAGGGTTACATAATCGGCGGTATCAAGACTGAAGCTGGAAAGGACAGAATAGTTCCTCTGCCGCCGCAGATACCTGAAATAAAAAGCTTTGTCGAAAGCTGGTACAACGAAAGTCAGACGCAGTTCTTACTTAACGGCGACACAAATAATTTTCGCAAGCGCAATTTCTATCCTGCACTTGCTGAATGCGGCATAATTCCACCGCCTACTGTTACAAAACAGAAAAGCGGCAGGAACACTGAAAAGTATGACACTGAGATAACACCACACTGCTGTCGTCACACTTTCGCCACCCTTTCAGCGGACTGCGGTATGCAACCTGAGAAGCTTCAAAAAATCATTGGTCATGCCAAGTATGAAACGACCGCTGACATATATAATCACTCAGGTCAGAATTGGACAGAGCTGTCTAATGAGATGAAAAAGCTGGTAAAATAGCACAAGCAATCACACAAAATAAGGGTTGTATTAGTGTTGTAATCAAGTGCAAAGCTAGGAAAATAGGGCTTCCTTGATTACTTGGTAAGGACGAGGTCACCGGTTCAAGCCCGGTTAGCAGCTCCAGCAAAACAGCTATTAAATTGCGTAAATGCGTGGTTTGATAGCTGTTTTTGTTT